CACTGGTGCTGAACATCCTACATGGGAAGAATTTGAAAATTTAAGTGAAGCTGAGCAAAAGCTAATAGAAAAGCAATTACAAAAAGTACTTAATGATGCTCAGGAACAAACTATAAAGAAAAGAGGTAATGTTCCAGGAGAAATTCAAAGTGTTATTGTTATTGAAGAAATTAAAGTAGCTAAGTTTGATTGGAGAGGTTATATCAGAAGATTTACAGGTGTAAGTACAAAGATATATACTAAGAAAATAAGGAGAAAAGAGAATAAAAGATTTTCTGATAATCCTGGTTTAAAGATTAAAATGAGACAACATATGTTGTTAGGTATAGATACATCAGGTTCTGTATGTGATGCTGAATTAGCAGAATTTATGAATGAGATACATCATATCTATAAAGCAGGTGTTGATATCACAGTAATTCAATGTGATACAAAAATTAATAGTGTTGAACCTTATAGAGGTAAACATGAGATAGATATAAAAGGTAGAGGAGGAACTGAATTTGATCCTGTCTTAGAGTATTATAATGGTAACTTAAGGAAATATACTAGTTTAGTTTATTTCACTGACGGTGAATGTACAACTGAGGTTGTTCCTAAAGGAAATGTACTTTGGGTTCTTTCAGAAAGATCTCACATGAATGATAGTTTACCGGGTAGAATTATTAAATTAGAGTTATAAAATATTAAAAATTAAAGAAGATGAGTCAAGTTAAATTAAATGTAGAAGAGTTAAAAAGTTTTATTAAACACATGGTTAAGAATAACCAACATATTCAGTCTGAAGGTAAAGTTCCTGTGGCTATAAATATTGAAGGTGATGCTGGTTTGGGTAAAACTTCAGCAATTATGCAGTTAGGTAAAGAACTTAATATGCAAGTTGTTAAACTTAACTTGTCTCAATTAGAAGAATTAGGTGACTTGGTTGGTTTTCCTGTTAAAGAATTTCAGATCCAGAATGCAGAAGGTAAAACAACTTGGATTAATGAAGCTCAGATAAGTGCAGCTAGTGCAAAAGGTTATAAAGTTATAGATAAGAGAATGGCGCATGCTGCTCCTGAGTGGATTCAAGGTAAGGGAGAAGGTGGCTTTCTTATATTAGATGACTATACTCGTGCGGATTAACAAAATATGCAGTCTACTAGTGTTAGTGTGAATAATTTAATTATCTTTGTGATATGGAAAAATTAAATACACAAACTCTTAAGACAGCATTAAAGAGTATAGGAATCTACAAAATTAAAATTAATGATAAAGAGTACATTGGTAGCTCTTGTAATATTGGTCATAGGTTAAAACACCATTTGTGGTCTCTTGAAAATCTAAAACATCATAACAGAACAATGCAAAACTTATATAATAAGTATAGTAAAGAAGAAATTTATTTTACTGTTATAGAAGAATGTTCTGATGATATTTTAATAGAAAGAGAAGCTTACTACATTAGTACAATTAATCCTTATATAAATCACATATTAGATCCTCAAACTTTAGTTAGAGATGATGTATGTAAACAAAGGATAAGTGTAGCTAAGAAAAAAGCTTATGCAAATGGTCTAAAACCTCATAATCTTAAAGCAGTACATAAGTATTCACTTGATAAAGGTGAGTATTTAGAAAGTTTTGAATCTCTTACGGCTGCTGTTAAATCTATTAATGCCAAAAGTGTTAATAGTATAAAAGCAGTATGTGATGGAAAACAAACTTCTGCCGGAGGTTATGTTTGGGCTTATAATAAAGTTGATCTAGTTTTTTCTAGAGATACAAAATATAAGTTGGAACCAGTAGTACAATATACTAATGATAATATTTTTATCAAAAGATGGGAGTCTATAACTCAAGCAAATAAGAAACTTGGTATCTCTAATATTAATAGAGCAATATCTAAAGACTTAACTGCTGGTGGTTATAGATGGAAAAAAGCATAAAGCGGGTGGTCCGCAATAAATCATGTGAATTCAGGGAAACTCCAGAGATGGACAATCCTGAGCCAAGCCTTATAGGGATGTAAGGAAGGTGCAACGACTAGTATATGGAGCCTAGAACAGGCAGTAAAATACCAAGAGCGCATGACACATAGGAATATGTGATGATATAGTCTGACCTGTAGATATAATCTAAAAGAAACTACAGAATCATAGGATAAAGAGCCTATGAGTTAACAATAATGCACCGCTTTATGCAAGCAACTATGGAGATTCTTGACAGACAAGAGTATGTTTCATGGAAATTACCAAAAAACTGGCATGTAATCTTAACTACTAATCCAGATAATGGAGATTATAATGTAACTAGCTTAGATGTTGCTCAAAAGACTAGATTTATATCTACAGAATTAAAATTTGATATAAATGTATGGGCTAAATGGGCAGAGCTTGCAAACATTGATGGTAGATGTATAAATTTTATGTTAATGCATCCTGAATTAGTTACTCAAAGAATTAATCCAAGAGCTATAACTACATTCTTTAATGGTATTAGCTCTATACCAAAGTTTGAAGATAACTTACCTATTATCCAAATGATTGGTGAAGGTTCTGTTGGTTCTGATTTTGCAGCAATGTTTACTATGTTTATTAATAATAAACTAGATAGGATTATTTCTCCAGAAGATACCTTAACCAAAGATGAAGCATATGTAATGGGAGCATTGTCTTCTGCTGTAGGAAAAGATAATGACTTCCGTGCTGATATCTCAAGTATAATTGCAACTAGGTTGATAAATTATTCTCTTGTATTTGCAGAGAAGAAAGCTATTCCTGCACCAATGATTCAGAGAATTATAAAGTTAACTACTGATTGTGATGCATTCACTGATGATCTTAGATATTATATGATTAAAGAGATAGTTAATGGTAACAAGGTTAAGTTTGCACCATTGATGATGAATCAGAATGTGGTGAAGATGGCTGTTAAGTAATTAATGGTAAATCAGTCCCCTGTTTAAAAACAATAATTAAGTTACAAATCAAATATAGAGGAGGGTAATTCCTCCTCTATTTTTTATTAATTAAAACTAATATGAAAATGCTATTAAAAATTAATACAACATTAAGATGGAATAATAATTCACTTCAGAGTATTGATATACATATTAATCCATTTGCTGGATCTTTTGAAAATGATTTATTTAGTTTAGATAATACACCTTATGTACCTCAAAAAGGTGATAGATTCTATTTCTTACCAGATGTAAACATTCCTAGAATAAAACTAAAAGATTTAGCTACAAACTATGGAATTAAAGTTACAAGAGATCCTGAAAATGCAACCCATATTTTTGCAAGTAAGAATACTATAAATAAAGTAACTACAAGAAATTGGTATTATAAAATACCAACAAGTTATTTTAAAGAATATGTAGAAGAATATAAATCTTATATGGATGAGCAACATGTAGAAAATGTGAGGCAAGCTTTAGAATTCTATACTGAAGAATATGTTATCTGTGAACATAGTACCAGAGCAGATTTGACTGATGAAGATTTACCAAACTTTTCAAATTTAACTATTATTCATGATGATGAAACTGTAAATAGTCAAAGAGTATATATGCTTGATAAAGAATATGTTAATTTATTTGATGAGATAAAAGGTAAAACAATTACTGATGAAGTACATTTACTAGATATACTTAACGGTGATGATGCAGTTGTTATTGATGCTACTACTTTTGACCAGCTGTCTAACTTATTTAAAAGTTCTGATACTGATAATCATGTATTAGCTATGGAGATAATGGCTAATTCAAAGTATAAAGAAAGCATGTTGTATTTAGGTATTTTATTTAAAGAATTCCAAAATGTAATGTGTAATCAATCAACTAAGAACCATGTAAACTTTAAATCTTTAGTTACTTATTTTAATATTAAAAGTTTTCACTATGATAGAATTGATCTTGATTATATAGTAGAAAGACTTAAGACTAGAAATGTACTTACAACAGATATGTTAAATGTTCTTCTTGATAAGTATAATGAAGAGGTTATTGGTAGAAATACAACAAGTGTGTTTCAAGTAAAAACAGTTACTGTTAATCCTGAACTACTAGGTATATTAAATACTAACTATATGTATGAAACAGCAGTTGATTTTACACCTGTTGTTAATGTAATTGAACATATAGAAGAGGTAATAGCTCAAGAACCAGAAGTAATTGAAGAACCAGTATCAGAATTTGCAGCTGAAGACAATTTTGAAACTTCAGATGATGAATTAGTTGCTAGTATAGAAAGTGTAGAGATACAGGAATCTGAAGAAGAGGTAATAACACCGGAAACAGAAGTATTTACTAATCAAACCAACATAACAACAAATGATTCAGACATTGATTGGTTCTAATGAAGAGTTAGAACAATTTTACAAAAAGAAGTTTTACTTTAGTTATAGTGGAATCAATAAGTTATTGTATTCTCCTGTAATGTTTTACAATCATTATGTTTTGAACCAAAGAGAAGATAGTACAGACGCGCACCTAGTTGCAGGGCGCGTTCTGCATTGTCTCTTATTTGAGGAAGAGAAATATGATGATAACTTTTTATCCTTACCGGGTAAACTGCCTACTGATAGTCAGAAAAAAATTATTGATTCTATCTTTAAATTCCATATGAGTTTAGGAAATAATTCCTTATCTTTGGAAGACTACTCACAAGATATACTCACACATCTACTTACTGCTAACTTATACCAGACTCTCAAAACTGATCAACAAAGATTAGAAAAGATTATTACTGATGAGAACAAAGAGTACTTTGAATTCCTAAAAGCTAGCTTAGATAAGACTGTAGTAGATCAACCCACTCTAGAAAATTGTAGAGCTCAAGTTCAAGTATTAAGAGCTAACAAAGATGTTAGAGCTTTACTACAGCTAGATAAATCTGCTACTGATGACCATTTAGAAATACACAATGAGATGTTTCTAAAAGTAGATCATTCTCAACTGCCTTTTGGTTTCCATGGTGTTCTTGATAATATCATTATTGATACTCAAGCAAAAATTATTTTTATAAATGACCTTAAAACAACAAACAAATCCATTCAGGATTTTCCAGAAACTGTAGAATATTATAGATATTGGCTCCAAGGAGTTATCTATGTTTTACTAGCTACTGACAAATATCTGAAAGGAAGAGAAGATAAAGATGAGTGGAAATTTCAAGTTACTTATATAGTAATTGATAAGTACAACCAAGTTTATCCTTTCCAAGTTAGTGTGGAAACGCTAGAGAAATGGAAGTTTGATTTTAAAGAACTAGTGACCAAAGTAAAATGGCACTATGAGAATAAAAGATATGACTTACCTTATGAACTAGCTATTGGTAATGTAAAATTATAAAAAAGTTATGGCTTTAAATTCAGTGTACAGGAAGTATTTCCAAAAGTCCAAGGTATTTATCTATCCGCTCCTTGGAATAAAACGAGGAACTAGTGTAGTCCCAACAGAAACTTATGTTTCATGGGAAGACCACTATGCTCCTGAGGATATGAAACTAGTTTGTGTTTATAATGTTAGAAAGGATAATGAGTATTTGTATTTTGAGAAGAACACTCTCTTAAGACATACAAGACTTACTGAGTATATCAAGATAAATAGTGAAACTAGTGTGTTTATATTTAATTTTTCTGATATGGGAACTGATTGGTATAACTTTCTAGAAGGAAAGTATAGCAAAATTGATATGAATCTGAAACAAAAAATATTAAACTTTTTTGATAAATACAGTGGTAATTATGCTTATATGTCTACATATTTGTTTCCTGAAAAACATTTTGGAGAATATGCAGAATTATTACAAGTAGATATTGAAATATTAAAATCTGTTGGAGAACTTTGCAGTAAACCAGATATGGAAAGTGAAAACTTTACAATGGCTGTTGCAGATTTTGAAAATATTGAAAAAAGTAAACTAAATTTATAAACTAAAACCTAATTTATTATGAGTGAAAAATCAATGATGTTAGTTCAAGCAACTTGGAATGACAAACAAACTTTTAGATTGATTCCTTTAACAGAATCTTGTCCTTATGTAGAATGTATTATGGATCCTGATACTAAGGTTCTTGTAATCATTTCTAAGATAAGTAAACAAAGTTTGCACATGTTACCTAAAATAGATGACAATGGTGATACTATTGCAGTTAAACATGTTAGACCAAATGGCAGAACCTTCAGAGAAGAAAGACACAAGATTGAAGTGTTCCAAGAATTTTATATAGAAGATAAAGTTGCTATTAAAGATTTGTTGCACATATTTGCTACAAATGTAGAGACTTTTGACTATAGTAAATTTATGTAAGATTAAATACCTCAGGGTATTTAGTTACCCTGGGGTTTTTTATTAACTAATACGGGGAAACAGCTTAACTGAATAAATTAGTATGAAAACACATTGGGTAATGGATTATGAAACTCTTGGTAATTGTTTCATAGCAGTATTTGAAAGTATTAAAAAAGAAGAGGCTGAGAGAAAGATATTTGTTTGTCATAAAACACAAAATGATATTGTAGAGTTTATAGCATTTCTAGAGAGAAACATATCTCTTAATGAATGGCATGTAAGTTTTAATGGTTTAGGATTTGATAGTCAAATCACTGAGTATTTTCTAAGGAGTAAAGATGATTTATTACACCAGGATGGAGAATATATTGCAAGATTTGCTTATGATAAAGCCCAAACTATTATTAGAAAACAAAATGAAGATGAATTTCTTGAGTTTAGTCCAAGAGATCTTCAGATAAAACAGGTTGATGTATTTAAATTGAATCATTGGGATAATCCAGCTAAGAGAAGTTCTTTGAAGTGGATTCAGTATAGTATGGATTGGAAAAACATAAAAGATATGCCTATCCATCATAGTACAGAGATTAAGATTAAAGCAGAAATAGATCAAGTTATAGATTATTGTATTAATGATGTGCTTTCTACTAAAGCAATCATGTATTTGAGCAAAAGCCAAATAGAATTAAGAAAGAATTTAACTGAAGAATATAATATAGATTTGTTTAGTGCTTCTGAGCCTAGAATATCTAAAGAGTTATTCTTGCATTTCTTGAGTAAGCAAACTGGTATAAAGAAGTATGAGTTAAGGCAGATGAGAACCCACAGACCTAAAATTGTAGTTAAGGATATCATTCTACCTTATATTAAATTTTCTACAGCCACATTTCAAAATTTACTTGATAAATTTAATGATGTTGTTATCTTTCCAGGTGAAACAAAAGGAGGATTTAAATATTCTGTACAGTATAAAGGAGTAAAAACAGATTTTGGTCTTGGTGGTGTGCATGGTGCTAGAAGTAGTAAAGTGTATAAATCAGATGCTGATAATGTTATAATGTCCTCAGATGTTGTAAGTTTTTATCCTAATCTTGCTATTAGAAATAAATGGTCTCCCGCACATTTACCTAAAGAAGACTTTTCTGAATTGTATGAGTGGTTCTTTGAAGAAAGAAAGAAGATACCTAAGAAGGATCCTAAGAATTATGTATATAAGATTATTCTGAATTCTACTTATGGTTTAAGTAATGATGAGAATAGTTTCCTATATGATCCTGAATTTACTATGAGGATAACTATTAATGGTCAGTTAAGTCTAATTATGTTGTATGAGATGATATGTGAAGAAATCCCCGGATGTATTCCATTGATGCAAAATACAGATGGTTTAGAAACTATCATTCCTAGAAAGTATGTAGATAAGTATTTAGAAATATGTGAGAGATGGGAAAAGCTAACTATGTTAGAACTTGAACATGGTACATATGATAAGATTGTTCTAGGAGATGTTAATAATTATATTGCAACTACTGAGTTATCTGAGGTAAAAGAAGATAAGTATAGAGACTTGTTACAAAGCTCTCTGTATGATATGTTCCAGGAAAAAGATGGTAAATTTTATTATTCAAGTGTAAAAGCCAAAGGTAGATTTGAATTTAATAATCTGGCCCTACATAAAAACAAAAGCTTTCTTATTATTCCTAAAGCTATCTATCATTATTTTGTACATGATATAAAGCCTGAAGAATTCTTTAAGAACAACACAAACATATTTGATTATTGTGGTGGTGTAAAGATTAAAGGAGATTGGAAGTTTTATGAACATAATGTTGATGAAGGTACTTATAAGAAAGAACCATTACAACATACTATTAGGTATTATATTTCTAAATCAGGTTCCAAGATTGTTAAAACCAATTTACTTGATGGAAGAGAGATTCAAGTTGAATCTGGCAAATGGATGCAGACTACATTTATAAATTATGTAAACAAAGATTTTGAAGATTATAATATTAATTATAGTTATTATCTGGAAAATGTAAGAAAAGAAATAGAAAGTTTAGAACCAAATAAAAACCAACTAACCTTATTTTAAGATGCCAAGAAAAACACAAGATTGTACAAAAGCACACTTATTAAGTGTTGCTTTGCCTACTCATGCTGACACATACACTGTTATATCACATGAGTTTGTAATTAATTATTCATATCAAGCCCTTGCTGCTGCAGGGTTTATAGTTGTAGATGAAGAATATAGATGTAATGCAGATGGTCAAATTGCTCAAGGAGTTTATAAATTAAATTATAATAGTGATCCTGAGTTATCAATGATGTTTGCATGGACAAATAGTTATAACAAACAAGTTAAGTTTAGATGTGGTATTGGAGCCTATATTAATAAAACTGGAACAGTAATGACATCCGGTGATATTGGTACATGGATTAGAAAACACATGGGAACTGCTGATACTGATACTAAGAAGACAATAGATAATCAAGTACAAAATGCTAATATGTACTATGATCAGTTAGTACTTGATAAAGCAAGTATGGAGAATATTATTCTGAATAAAAGAAGACAAGCTCAAATGCTTGGTATTTTATTTGCTGAATATGATATTCTTTCTACTGAACAAGTAAATATAGTAAAGCAATTAATGAAAAAACCAACATTTAGTTTTACTAATACTGATAGTCTATGGCAGTTTTATAATTATGTAACTGTTTCTTTACAAGAGTCTCATCCTAAAACCTGGATGGAAGATCAAAGAATATTACATTATTTTATTACTTCTGTACTTTCTTCTCAAAAACCTACAGTAGTTGAAGCTGTAGAAGAAACAATAGCTGTTGATCCTTTATATGCTATTCCTAATCAGACTAATTTACTAGATCAAATTGCTGAAGTTGAGGCTGGAGTTATAG